CATGATGTACTCGGAGGCCAAACAAGAATTAGCTACCGAAATAGCCAGGCTATGTAACGTGCCCGCTTATATGTTAAGTGCAGACGCAAATAATTCTATGACTTACTCAAACGTAATGGACGAACGCCGCCAATTTGTAGATATGACATTACGGCCTTATATCTCAGCTATTGAGGACAGGCTAAGTATGAACGACGTAACAAACTCGCAAAATATCGTACGCATGTCATTAGACGATAGCTATTTGCGTAGCGACGCATTAACACGTTTAGCAGTAATTGAAAAAATGTTAGCCCTTAATTTAATTACAGTAGAACAAGCACGCGAAATGGAAGATCTTTCACCTAATGGAGGTAATGACAATGCAGTTGAACTTTAACAGCTCAATAGAAGCTACAGACCAAGAGCGTAGAATTATCGCCGGTAAAATTGTACCGTTTGGCGAAATCGGTAACACCAGCGTAGGTAAAGTAGTTTTTGAGCAAGGCTCAATAAATTATCAAACTAACGGCCGTATTAAATTATTACTAGAGCACTCAGCTACAGACCCTTTAGGGTTTGCACAAAATATAAGCGAGGACACACGCGGCCTATACGCAACCTTTAAAGTATCAGCTACTACTAAAGGTACAGACGCTTTAATTGAAGCTAGCGAAAATCTACGCGACGGTTTGAGTGTTGGCGTAACTGTTGACGCAAGCGAGGAACGCGGCGGCGTACTTTATGTGCAATCTGCACAATTACGCGAAGTAAGTTTGGTCCAGGCAGCAGCCTTTAAATCTGCAGCGGTTGAATCCGTCGCAGCTAGTGAGGTAGAGCCTGAGCCAGTAGAGGAAACAGAACAAACCCAACCAACCGAAAGTGAGGCCAGCGTGGACAACGCTACCCCAGCACCCGAGGTAGAAGCCGCACAGCCGGTGGAAGCCTCACGCCAAACAGTAACGGCATTAGCTTTTACTGCACCCCGTAGCCCAATTACAACCCCAGCCGATTACCTTTTCCACAAAGTAAAGGCAGCAATGGACCCAGGCAGCGAATCTGCACTATGGGTACGCGCAGCTGATGACTCAACCACAAACAACGCTGGTTTAATTCCAACACCTCAGCTAACTACTTTGTTTAACGGCAAGTCCAATAGTTTCCGCGCAAGCATTGAAGCTATTAACACCGCCGCCTTGCCTGCTATGGGTATGTCGCTACAAATCCCTCGCATTAAAACCGTACCTACCGTAGCTGACACAAATGAAGGCGCAGCACCTAGCGAAACCGGCATGGAGGTAGAGTTTGTAACTGCTACTGTAAATAAGTACGCAGGACAAAACACAGTTTCCGTCGAATTGTTCGACCGTTCAGACCCAGTATTTTTAAACGTATTGGTTCAACAAATGGCCGACGCATACGCTTTAGCTACTAACAACTTTGTTAATGGCGAGCTAATAACTGCAGCTACTCTAGACGCTACAACCGTAGCAACTTACCCAACAGCTTCCGAGCTTTTAGGTATTGTTTCACGCGGTGCAGCTAGCGTTTACTCAAACAGCAAGCGTTTTGCTCGCAACATGATCGCCTCGAGCGGACAATGGTCAAACATTATGACCCTTAACGACGGAGGACGACCAATTTACACAGCGCAACAGCCACAAAACGCAGGCGGCGCAGTTACAGTTTCAAGCCTACGCGGTAACGTAGCAGGACTTGATCTATACGTAGATTACGCAAACGCAGGCGACGGCGACGGTACACTTTTAATTGTTAATCCAGAGTGCTTTACCTGGTACGAATCCCCAGCACTACGTTTAACTACTAACGTAGTAGCTAGCGGACAAATCGAGATCATGTACTACGGCTACGGTGCACTTGCCAACTTGGCAGCCGGCGGCGCGTTTAAGAATAACAAGGCATAAGCCTAAAACACTAGAACCCTAAACCCTGCCCCTAGTCCGGTGGGGTTTAGGCCCAAACAGTAAGGAGTAAGGCGCGTGGCTGCTAGCTACATTACCCAATTAGAGTTGCGCACCTTGCTCGGAATTGTTGGCATTACCCTTTACACAGACGCATCAGTCGAGGAAGTCTGCCAGGCTACCGAGGACATATTAAACAAATACTTATGGTTTAACACCGCGCCTATATCTGCTACGGCTTTGTCAGCCAACGTCGCTACAATTACTACCCCTACACCTCATGGCTTTGTAACTGGCCAGCAAGTAACAGTAACCGGCGCGGGTACTACTTTTAATGGCACTAAAACACTAACCGGCTATGACCTTTACCGTTTTACTTTTGATAAAACAGCTGCAGACCAAACTACACACTTAGTAAAACCTTACGGCTTAGCTACTGGACCTAACCACGCTACAGCTTATGCAAGTGTGCCAGCGGTACGCGAAGCTGCAGCCGCTTTAGCTACAACTATCTGGCAAGCACGCCAGGCACCAGGGGCCAGCATTACAACAGTCGACGGCTTTATCGCCTCGCCTTATCAGCTTGGAAATACGCTGATTGCCAAAGTGCGCGGCTTAATCGCGCCGTATATGTCGCCTAACTCAATGGTGGGCTAATGCCAACCGCAATAACTACCCTTAGATCAACACTAGCTACAGCCCTAGCTAATACGGCTGTCTGGTCAGTTTTTAACCATATTCCAGAAATACCCCAGGCTAACTCGTTAGTTATCGCCAATGATGACCCTTATATCTTGGTTAACAGTAACGTTAAAACAGCTATAGCCCCTACGGTACGTTTTAAATTATTTTTACTGGTCCCGCTTATGGATAACTTAGGCAACCAAACAAAAATAGAGGATTTTTATTTAGCTGTTATGCAAAAGTTAGCCGGCTCAGGTTTAACTATAAATATAACTAGCTTTAGCGCGCCTGCAATTTTGGAAACCCCTAGCGGTAACTTGCTTCAAAGTGAAGCCGGTTTAGAGATAATCAGCGAGTGGAGTTAATTATGGCTAACTATAAAGTAATGATAGATAACGAAATCGCAGGCGTTGGCCTCGGCGGTACCGTTAACGACACAGATTTAGAAGGGTGGGATTTACCACACTTGCTAAAAATTGGTGCTTTAGAGGAATCCTCGGTAAGCCCAGCCCCTACTAAAGTAAAGGAAGTGCAGGAATAATGGCAATTTATTTTACAAATAATACCTATTTTAAACTAGGTACTTATGTAATGACGACAGTAGTACAGTCAGCAAGCCTCAATATTAACTACGACCAACTTGAGGTAACAGCTATGGGCGACTCAGCCCATAAGTTCCTCAAGGGCCTTGCAGCTCACACCTTGTCAGCTACCCTATATATCGACCAGGCAGCTATCGGGGCAGGCTCAACCCGCGCAGTACTTGACAGCTTAAAGGGCACCTCGGCGGCGTTTGAAATTGCACCTAACGGCGCAACAGCAAGCGCAACAAACCCAGTTTATAGCGGTAGCGTTTTCGTTAACGGCTATACCCCTATTAACGGTGCTAACGGTGAAGTGGCAAGCTTAGATATTACTTTCGATCTAACTACAGATGTAACTATTACTACCGTATAACAAAAGAAAAGAGGGCTAGAAAATGGTAAAGCTAAAAATTACACGCGATACCGGCGTAGTCGAGGAATACGACATTACGCCGGCTATCGAAGTAGAGTTTGAAGCCTACGCAAAAATGGGCATAAATAAGAGATTTCGGGAGATGGAATCTCAGACAGATGTCTATTATTTGTGTTGGCTAGCACTAAAGCACAATAAAAAAGAAGTAGCCATTTTTGGTGAATCCTTTTTAAACACGTTAAAGGCTGTAGAGGTAGAGGAAGTAGACCCTTTAGCTGGGTAGGTGATAGGCAACTATTAACCTACCAAATCGCAGCCTTAGCGTTAGAAACAGGATTTACCCCTAATGAATTGTTGGAAATGTCGCCGGAGATGTTGGCGGCATTAGTGAAGGTGTTAACTGACAGGAGTGAGGCTCTAAAAAATGCCAGCCGCAAAAATCGTAGGACTAGATGAAACGGTGAGGGCATTACGTCAGTTTGACCCAGACGCATTAAAAGAGATGAACAAAACAATTTACCAAGCTATGAAAATAGCCCAGATAGACGCACGCCAATTAGCCCCTGCCGTATCGCCATTAAGCGGCTGGGCTAAGCCTGTTAAATCTGGCAAGTGGGACCGGCTAACCTTTAAAGCAAAGCCTGTAAAAATGGGAATTAAAACAAAGATCGACAGAGCACGTAAGCGCGGTACCTGGACGAGCAAGGCCTACCTACTTATTAACGCTGACCCTGCCGGCGCAATTTATGAAACTGCAGGCCGTAAAAATCCACAAGGCAAAAATGCCCAGGGTGCTAGATTTATTAACGCTATTCAGGCCCAGTCAAACGTAACAGTACGCGGCAAACAGGGCCGCATAGCCTATAAAGCGGTAGAGGATAACCGCGAGGAAATTGTAACTAAAAGTAATGCGGCTATAGATAAAGCCCAAGCTGCAGTTAATCGAAAGTTGGCTAGCTAATGGTTATTAAAGTCCCCATAATTGTTAGTTACAATAACAAAGGCACTAAGCAAGCTACTAAAGGTTTAGGCGGCTTAGAAAAATCTTTTAAGAAAATGGGGCTAGCCTCTAAATTATCTTTTGCAGCTGCTACTACTGCCGTTACTGCTTTTACTAAAAAAGCTGTTACTGCAGCGTTAGAGGAATCTAAAGCGGTAGCTGTACTTAATAAAAGCCTGGACAATTTAGGTTTAGCGTTTGCCTCTACCGGTGTTAATGCCTATGTCGACAGCCTTCAAAGAGCGACAGGTGTGTCGGAAGATCTTTTAAGGCCGGCCTTTGGTCGCCTAATTCGGTCGACAAATGAATTAGGTAAGGCCCAGCAATTACTAGCCCTGAGCTTAGATATAAGCGCGGCAACCGGTAAATCTGTAGACGCAGTAGCAGCCAGTTTAAGTAAAGCCTACCTGGGACAAAATACAGCCTTAGGCCGTTTAGGTGTTGGCTTATCTAAAGCCGAATTAGCTACTAGCAATTTTGAACAAATACAGGCCAAACTAACTACGCTTTTTGCAGGTAGTGCAAAAGCTGCAGCTGATACTTACGCCGGTAGCGTCGCTAAGTTACAGATAGCCGCTAAAGAGGCAAGCGAAACTATTGGGTTTGCTTTAATTGACGGCGTTAAAAGATTAGGCGACGAAAAGGGCATAGACGGTGCCGCAGACTCTATGGAAAAGTTTGCTAGTGAAATAGGTTTTGCTATTACTGGTATAGCTGTTTTATCGGACAAAATAAGTAACAGTGTTTTAGGTAAAGTAACGGGATTTTTATTAAAAAATAGCCCTATAGGTTTAGCTATAACTGCTTTAGCTGATTTAGGTAAAGCTACCGTAGCCTCAGAGATTACCGGCACTAACCGACAAAGCCCTAGAGCTGCAGAAGCGGCAGCCGCTAAAGCTGCTAAAGCTCGCAAAACTGAAATAGCCGACAAAAAGAAAATAGTAGCTATTACTAAAGAGCAAACTGCCAACGAAAAACTACGGCGTATTTTTGATTTAGACGCAATACAGCTAGCGGCTGCCTTACAGGGTAAGTTATCTAAAGAGGACGAGGCTAGAGTAAAAGCCTTGCAAGCTTTAAAGACTGAAGACAAAAACGACGATTTAACAGCACTTAAAAACTTAGAGGACGCTAAGCGCGAGGCTACTTTTGCTGAATTAGACCGCCTTAAAATGATTGTAGAAGCTAGCAAGCGGGCTAATGAGGCGATACTGGCAGACACAAGAGCCCGCATAGAAGCCTTAGGCAAAATATCTTTTAGTAATCAAGCTGGCTACAGCGTGGGCGCAGCCGGCTCTACTTTTGCACCTGGGCTAAAAGAAATGCAGACCAATTTAGCCGCTGGTACCTTGCCAGATTTAAGCTATTTAAACTTTGATTTAGCAGCTTTAGGAACCGCTAATGCACAAATGGAAGCCGGCATAGCAGCCCAACAGGCAGCTGTAGTAGTTAACGTCAACCCAACCGGCTCAGGCTTTATCGGCAACCAGGACGACTTTTTACGTACGGTGCAATTAGCTCTACAGATTGGCAACTCAAACGGCTATAGCTTGAGTCGGGCCGGTAGCTAGTGGCTAGCCCAACCGTTGACTGTTTCATTAACTTTAGTTCGGGGGCCAGTTTTGGCCAGGCCTTACTTTTAGACTCAGGGCAATTAGATTTAAATATTTTGGCAGACGCTACAGCTGTAATTGTTGACGTGTCGGCTCAGGTACAAAGTGTAAGCATTACTAGAGGCCGTAACGCTCAGTCCGACGCTTTTCAAACGGGAACGGCTAGCGTGCGTATTGCTGACGTAAACGGCGATTTTAACCCACAAAATGCCAGTAGCCCCTATGCGGGGCTTTTGTTACCTTTGCGTAAGATTGTCATAAATGGAATAGACAATAATACAGCTGTTAGTTATCCGCTGTTCAGCGGCTATATAACCGGCTATAACTACACCCAGGCGCAGGTAGTCGGTGAGGTTAGTTATACAACCCTTACGGCCGTAGACGGCTTTAGATTGCTTAACTTGGGCAACGTTACGACAGTCAGCGGCTCAAGTGCTGGGCAACTTAGTGGCCAACGTATTACTAATATTTTGGACAGTATCGCCTGGCCTAGCTCAATGCGCGATATTGACGCAGGCCTTACTACCTTGCAAGCTGACCCTGGCACCTCAAGGACTGCGCTAAACGCTTTGCAGACGGTAGAGCTAAGCGAATACGGGGCGGTGTATATGGACCCTGCCGGTAACTTTGTTTTTCAAGATCGAGCATTAACCTCTAGCAGCGTAAGCGGCTCTAGCACTACTTTTGCAGATGACGGCAGCGGCATAGAGTACGGAAATGTACGCTGGGTGCTGGATGATACTTTGATCTATAACAAAGCCTCAATAACGGCTACAGGGTTAGCTACTCAAACAGCCAGTAACCAAGACTCTATAGACAAGTATTTTTTACACAGTTACACAAAAAACGACTTACTTATGCAGACTACAGCCGAGGCCCTTAATTATGCCCAGGCTTACGTAGCTAGTCGCCAGGAAACAACCGTAAGGTGCGACGCCGTAACCCTTAAAGATTTAAATACAGTTGGCTATAACGCAGGAATAGTAGCGGCCTTAGGGCTTGATTACTTTGACACGATTACCGTTAAATCAACACAGCCAAACAGCGTAGGCACCAGCACACTAAATAAAACTTTGCAAGTTTTTGGCGTATCCCACAATATAACCCCTAATACCTGGGTTACTACTTTTACTACGCTTGAGCCAATTATAGATAGTTTTATTTTAAATAACGCGCTTTACGGTATTTTGGATAGCTCGGTGCTATCATACTAAACACTATGAAGGGTAACTAATGGCTAAACAAACCTTTACGACTGGGCAGGTGCTAACCGCTGCACAAATGACCAGCCTACAGCAAACCGCTATGGGCGGTGGCGAGGCTACGGCTAAAACTGCTAGCTACGTGCTTACAGCTGCAGACGCAGGCACTACGGTAATAATGAACGCTGCAGGTGCTACTACCATTACAGTAAATACAGCTTTGTTTGCTGCCGGTGATACTGTCAATATTCAAAATATAGGTGCTGGTATCTGTACAGTTACAGCCGGTACAGCTACCGTTAATACTGCCGGCTCATTAGCTTTATCACAATATGAAGGCGGCGTGCTTTACTTTAGAAGCACCAGCACTGCTACATTTTTTGACTATGTGCAAACTGGCACAGTTTCGCCTTTAACCACTAAGGGCGATCTTTGGACTTATAGCACCGTAGATGCTCGCCTCGGCGTGGGTACAAATGGACAAGTCCTCACGGCAGCCAGCGGTCAGGCCACCGGATTATCCTGGGCAACCCCAACAGCACCCGCCGCAAGTTACAGCCTTTTAGGTTCGGCAACTTTATCAAGTGGCACAACGGTAACAATAAGCGGCATTAGCGGTATGAATAAATTATATGTATTTATTTCAAATGGCACTACAAATACAGCCGGCGATAATATAGGCATCAGATTTAATACTGATACTGGAAGCAATTATGTTACAAACACTATTGAAGTACAGCCGGGCGCTTCTTACGCTGCCAATATGGTTAATACCCTTTATGGTATTGGTAGTTCGCAAACTTATATCAGATTGGGAAAAATGAGCGGTGCCCAGCAGAGCGTAATATATGGAAGTGCGTTTGTAGATGGTTGCAATAGCAGCGGCTTAAAAATGGTCGTTTTTAATGGTTCAGGCGATCAGGCTGGTTCGAGTGGCCAATCTTTCCAAGTCGGTCAAGGTTGGTATACAGGAACAAGCACAATTTCAAGCGTAAGCGCAGTTACAAGCGGGGGCAACTTTGACCAATTCGGCGACTTTAGAGTCTATGGGAGTGCATAAAATGGCTAAATACTTTGAAAGAATTATAGATATCAATACAGGTAAAGAAACAATACGCGATTACACAGCCGAGGAAGTGGCAGAAGTAGAAGCGCAACTGGCAATTACGCAAGCCGAAACAGCAAAAATTGAAGCGCAAGGAACAGCCAGAGCCTCAGCACTTGCTAAACTTGCAGCACTAGGACTAACTGCAGATGAGATAGCCGCGCTTTAATGTCCGAGCTTAAAAGCTATAACGGCTGGCCTGCTAGTAAGGAACCTGCAGAAATTGGCATTAAATCTTTTAAGGTACCTGGGACTGATCTTAAAATACGGTGCGCTGAAAAGGTGGCACCGCTACTTATTGGCCTTGCGGCAGAGTTTCACGAAACGATAGAGCCGATAGACAAAGGGACCCTGGACGATTGGGGCTACTGTTTTCGTATGGTACGCGGGACCACTGACAAGCTCAGTAATCACTCAAGCGGCACAGCTATAGACCTAAACGCGACTAAACACCCTTTAGGCAAAGAAAACACTTTTAGCAAAGAAAACGCCGCTAAGTGCGTAGCTCTAGCTGCTAAGTACGGCTGTAAATGGGGCGGTACTTACCGCACGCGTAAAGACGATATGCACTTTGAAATAGCTTTAAATCCAAAACAAACAAAAGAGCTTATAGCTAAGCTCGGATTGGCTAAAGATGAATAAACACAGCCTAAAGGTAGCTCAACAAATCGCCGGTAGCTGGTTTCGCAGCTTTGCAGCTGCAGCCCTGGCCTGTTATATGTCTGGCATTACTGACCCTAGCCTTTTGCTAAAGGCAGGTTTAGCAGCTGTACTACCTGTAGCTTATCGCTACCTAAACCCTAAAGACCCGCTAGGCCGGTAATTGAGATTATGGCCAATAGGACTAGGCCTATCATTACTTTTAACTGGGTGCGGTTATGACGGCTGGACAAGATATCCCTGCCAAGAGTACAAAAACTGGAAACTCAAAGAGTGCCAGCCGCCAGCGTGTATCCCTACTGGAGTCTGCACTAAAGACCTCGTTAAACAATCATTTAATGACTAAGCCAGCACGCAGATTAGCCCCTGAAGATATTCACGCTCGGTTAATCTTAATTATTGGGGCTTCACTAGCTGCCTGTTTTGTGCTAGTTACCCTGGGTATTACTTATGCGCTTATATTTGTTACTCAGCCTTTAAATGCTCAGGCACCTAATGACGCAGCTTTTATAGACCTACTTAAAACCCTGGCTATTTTCCTTACCGGCTCACTCGGTGGAGTGCTTGCAGGCAACGGCCTTAAGTCTAAACCTAAGCCCGACACGCCGCCTAAGGGCTAATTGTCGGCAAGTGTGCGTATAATTAAAAATCCGGACTAGAAAGGACTAGAAAAAATGGCAAGTAATTTAGCGTTTATTTATATGTTGGTAATTTACGGCGTTATTACTTTTGGAGTAGCCGTACTGGCTTGGTCAAGAGGATATAACACAGCTAAAAAAGAGCTACAACTAAGGCAACGGCACCCACGCTACCTAAGGGCTGTAAAATGAATCACCTTTACAGTTTGTTAAAAATAGGCTCGGTTACGAATTGCTCGGAGTGCGACAAGTTTACGCAAACCAACAGCTACGAGCGCGACGACGATTTAGTCGTAGACCTATGCGCTAGTTGCCAGTCAAGGCTTCACGCATGATAACTAAAGCCGACTTAGGCACCTGGTGCGATTATTGCAAAATCCAATGGGGCCGAGTCAAAAACGAGTGGCACCCTAACGCGACTACTCAGGCCAGCTGGACCGTACACAGCAAGAGCCCTAAATCCCATAATCAAAAGCGGCACTATTGCGAAAAGTGTTTACTTATGGTTACTCGCTTTGACGCTACCTATACCAGCCCTACTTACTTTTGGGCACTTAAAGATCAAATAGAAGCTGTAGCACCTATACAAACAGAAATGGAAGGATTACTAAATGGCTAATAACGTAGATACTAAATTACAGGCTAATTTTAAAATGGCTAACGGGGATTTAATTAACGTCTACGCCGTAGACCAGGCAGACTTTGAAGCCCAACTAACGGCTGTGCAAGATACCGTAGAGCTTATTAAGTCAGTCAGTAATAGCCTTATGGGGCGCGTAGTTACTACTCAAGTAGACGCCTGGACCATTAAAGAAGCTGTAGGAGTAGTGGCAGACACGCTAGGCGGTGAGGCTGTCCCTAGCTGTAAACATGGCTATATGGAGTTTAAAACTGGTATATCAAAAGCCGGTAAGCCGTATAAGTGTTGGTCATGTCCTAGCAAAGACCGTAAAGACCAATGCCCGCCTACTTGGGTTAACTGATGGCAGGCATGGAGATTATCTACCCTGGTAACGTGTCGCTAAAGGTAGATAGAAACGGCAACGCGGTAATAGATGAAACCGAGGTGTGCGACGGCTGCAACAGGCAAACAAGTAAAGCCGGTGGGATTATGGCGTTAGAGATGTCTGTCTGGCTATGCGCTGACTGTAGGCCTAAATGAGCGTAGAAATCCTACTTAATCAGCGTGAGCTTGATTTAGGTTTAAAGGTAGCTATCGTGCGTATTGGTAACGCTACTAAAGAAGGCTATAAGCATAAGTACGCGAGTGAGCACCTAAACCCTGACCAGATACTAAGCCTAAATTGGCAAGGTGTTTGCGCTGAAATTGCAGCTGCTAAATGGCTTAACGTGCCTAACTTTGAGCCGACTATCGACAGCTTTAAAGATCAGCCAGACATAGAGCCAGATTGGGAGGTCAAGCATACCAGCCTAGATAATGGCCACTTGATAATTCAAGCTAACGATAGGGATAGCGACCGAGTAGTCCTAGTAACCGGTATTAATCCTTTTACTATTAGGGGTTGGCTTCCTGTTAAGTTTTGTAAAGATGATCTCTATTTAAAAACTACCAGTCGTAATACTGCGTACTGGGTGCCTCAGTCAGAGTTAGTTAAGGTGCTACCTAATGAGCCAGGCGCGTAAACATAGAGGCTATAGAAGCCAAAAGGTAGTAGCTGAGTACCTGGCAGCTCATGGCTTTACCTATGCAGAATCAACAGGTGCAGGCCGACAAGGCACCGACATAACAGGTACGGTAGGTATTGACTGGGAGGTCAAGGCTAGGGCCGGATTTAGCCCTGGTGCCACGCTAAAGCAATTAAAAGACCGAGGCAGTGAGTTAGACCTAAAGGTGGCCGTACTACGCCTTAACGGGCAAGGTGAGGCCTCTATAGGGGACTGGGTGGCGTTGCTATCCTTTGAGCAGTTAGTAGCTCTATTAAGGGAGGCTGGCTATGGTGATAAGTGAGGCTCGTATCTGCCGTTGCTTAGGGTGCGGTGTCTGGCTATTTGACGGCGCGACACGCCGATATTGCGGGGTTTGCATAAATGAGTAACCGTCTGAGTATACTTAAATCATTAGTAGTTATATTACCTATAGTAATAGTAATTAGTAGTAGTAATAATTGGGATAAAACACTAAAAGAATTAACAAACGGTAATTTAGAATATAAAGCTTGTAAGTTAATTATATATAAAGAAAGTAATTACAATGCTAGAGCTGTGTCTGGAAGTCATTACGGATTAGCTCAAGGTAGAAGTAAGTACTTAAAAACTGCTACACCTCAACAGCAGATTAAATGGTTTATCAAATACGTTAACAGCCGGTACGGCACGTGCCAGGCTGCCCTTGCCTTTCACCTTAAGCACGGTTACTACTAATGGCTGGGCTTAGGACCGCTGAGTGGCGCAAGCTGCGGCTAGAGATACTACGCAGGGACCAGTACACCTGTTACCTATGTGGCACCCCTGAGGCGCACGAGGTCGACCATATCAGGCCACGCAGTAAGGGCGGTGCAGAGTATGACCCTGAAAACCTTGCAGCTGTATGTAGACGGTGTAACCTGCTCAAAAGCGACAAACTAGGACATAAAGGCGTTTTTTTAGCACAACAGTCGACCCCCCCTGATCTTGTAAAAGAAGATTTATCCAGAAATGTCCCAATTTTGTCCGATTTTGTAACTAGTCCAGACCAGTCCAAACCGGACATAGCGGACAGTCAACAGCCAAATGTTCTACCGTTGGGGGGTCGCCTCATAGGCAGCCCAACGCCTCGCATATTTGCACACCCTGTAGAAGGCGACACCTCCAGAGCTAAGCAAGCTATAGAGTTAGCAGCTGAAATAGGTATCGAGCTTATGCCCTGGCAAAAACACGCCTTAACTGAAATGCTTACTATGAATAATGGCAAGTATGTACGTAGGGTGCAGGGTTTGGTATGCGCTAGGCAGCAAGGTAAAACAGAGCTAGCAAAAATCCGCATAATCGCGGGAATCTACCTATTCCAGGAAAAGGACGTAATTCTATTATCTGTTAACCGTAAGCTGTCGTTAATTACCTGGCGGCAGATAGATTACCTAATCCAAAATACCCCAAGCCTTAAGGGGCTATGGGATAAGACTTACACTACTAACGGTGCTGAGCGAATCGTATTTAAAAACGGTGCTCAAATATCCGTAGTAGCTGCAACCCCTAACGGCTGCCGAGGCATGACCGCCGATTTAGTTTTTGCGGACGAAACCCGCGCGCTCGACCAGGGCACCTGGGACGCGGCGGTTTATACCACTAACGCGCGGCCTTTAGCTCAGGTCCTTACAGTTAGCAACGCCGGCGATAAAACGTCTACAGTTTTAAATAATTTACGGGACCGCGCGATAAATAACGTAAGCCCTAGCCTGGGCTGGTTGGAGTGGTCAGCTCACCCGTCGCGCGAGATTATGGACAAGCGCGGCTGGGTGGAATCTAATCCCGCTTTAGGTTGGACAATGGACGAGGAAACTATGGCGCATAACGCCGTAACTAATGACCCGTTAGCTTTTAGAGTCGAGGTTCTTTGTCAATTCCTAGATAACCTGGCTAGTCCGTTTGAGGTAGGGGCCTGGGAAAAATGCGCGGACGAGTCGATTGTAGTTGAGCCAGGGGGACTCACCTTTTTTGCGTTTGATAAATCCTATACGCATAAATACGCAGTTCTAGTAGCTGGTCAAAAAATGGACGAGCTAAGAGTAAAAGTAAAAGTGCTGCAGGTTTGGAGTACCAACACACCTTTAGATGATCGGCAGCTAGCTAGTGATATAAACGCGCATATACAAAGATTTAGGCCTAAGGTAGTTATGTATGACAAATGGGTAAGCGAAAACGTAGCAAGCTATTTAAAGTCTAGCGGCTCGCCTTTAATGGACGTAAGCGGCAAAACTCAAAACGAGGCAAGTAACCGGCTCGCGCAGCTTATGAGTCATGGCCAGGTAATCCACGCTAACGAGCAAGTACTTAATGAAGCTATAGCCGCGTGCGCTACTAAGCACACAGAATACGGCTGGAAAATTGTAAGGCGTAAATCAGCGGGCGAGATATGCGCGGCCCTCAGCGTAAGTATGTGCGCTTGGTACGCCTCAAAGCCTCAGGCAGTCGCAAGTATAATAGTCAATTAGACACGCCGAACAAATCGGACATATTATTAAAAATAGGTATATAGTGCCGACGTGGGGATTTTACAGTCGTTACGTCTAGTAGACGCTGTGAGCATGCCCGAAAGTACACCTACAATAAAAGCGCAATATAACCCGCCTGTTAATGACGTAGATACTAATAGCTTATTTTTTGCACCTCAAACTTTTATTACACGTGCTGAGGCTGCAGCGGTGCCGTCCGTCGCGCGGGCCTCACAGTTAATAAAGGGAGTAGTCGGCACGCTACCCCTACACCTTTACCGTAAATCTACTGGACAAGAATTAGGCTCACCTGTTTGGCTAGAACAGCCAGACGTTAGGCAGCCGCGCGTAGTAACTATGGCCTGGACCGTTGACGCTTTATTTTATTATGGCGTTGCATATTGGGAAGTTACCGAGCTATACGCAGACGACGGCAGGCCTGCACGTTTTGCCTGGGTATCTAACTCACGCGTTACAGTAGATTTAAACGCTAACAACACCGTAGTAGATTTTTATTACGTAGACGGCAAACGTAGACCTAGCAGCGGCTTAGGCAGCTTAATTACTTTTCAAGCTATGGACGAAGGTATTTTAAATAGAGGCGGTCGCACAATACGCGCCGCGCTAGATTTAGAAAAAGCCTCAGCTGTATCAGCTGCTACACCTGTACCGTCTGGCTATATACAAAATAGCGGCGCAGATTTACCAGAGGAACAAATTACTGGACTATTAGCTAGTTGGAAATTGGCCCGTAATCAGCGTTCTACTGCCTACTTATCAAGTACGCTCAAATACGAGCCAACCTCATTTAGTCCTAAAGATATGATGTATTCGGAAGCCAAACAGGAATTAGCTACCGAAATAGCCAGGCTTTGTAACGTGCCGGCTTATATGCTAAGTGCAGACGCTAATAATTCTATGACTTACTCAAACGTAATGGACGAACGCCGTCAATTTGTAGATATGACATTACGGCCTTATATCTCAGCTATTGAGGACAGG